GTCTACGGAGTTGCCGTTAGCGTCGAAGACGGCGATATTATCAACTACTGCATCCGCGTCTTGTACCGCGAAGGTCGTGTGATCGTAGGTGCTTTCGTGCGTGGTGACGGCGCCTGCTGATTCGAAGTCAGAGGCCGAGACTCCTGAGTCTTTGGAGTCACCTGCCGCGTCTTGAGAGATAAAGTTGTCTTCTGTCGGAGCGGCGACCAAATCCATCTTACCAGAGACATCCGTGGCGTCGTCCTCACGGTCTAGCCTCCACCCCACCGAGCCCCCCAACCACGTCAATACCGCGTAGTTGCTGTCGCCGTTTAATGCCACTGCCGCGCCAGCCGTACCGCCCTCAATAGCATCACCGGCGTCAGGTGAGAGGGATAGATTGTTTGTGCCCCACGCCCCGCCGACGTCTGCGACCACTATTTTATCGCCGACGGATAGACCGGATGAGGCAGGGAGGGTTACGGTAACAACGCCGGAAGAGGTGTCGACTGCATAGGCGTTGCCTGCGGCGCCTGTGACAGGCGAATCAGCATCCGTGACCGCAGACCACACCAGCCCCCCGCCGGAGGCCGCGTTGACTTCTGTTACGACCTCGTTGACTTTGTTCCAGACACTCTGGAAGTCTTCCGCAGTCGCATAGAACTTGATAAGCTTCCCGGACAGCGCCGAGATATTGCTGACAAAGTCTCTTGAGGGTAATTGGTCGGCCATGGGCTTAACTCCGTCTCATTCGGTCTTCAACACTTTTACGATAATGGGCATCATACTTGTATCTTGGGTCCTGTATAGCCCTAACCATCTCTTGGGAGGATGAAAACGCTCTGACGGTAGTGTCTTTCGGCGCGTCACCTGACACCCTCTCCGGCTCTTTGGACGATAGGCCAAGGGATTCAGCCCTCATAGAATTCAGGCGTGTTAGCTCGCCCGCCCATTCATCTGGCGAAGCCAGCTTCTCGTTTGTCGAGTCGAGGTCTGAGTCGGACAAGTTTTTCGAAGCCCATTCGACCAAAGCTTTGTACTCCTCCGGCCCTCCGACAATGCTCTCGGCGGCTTGCCTATGGAACTTCTGTGCGAGCTTCGTCGTCTCGACGAACTGTTGCGCCACGTCTAAAAGGCCAGCATCTGCTAGGGCCTTCTCGGTGCTTTCTGTGAACTCGCCTGAATCTACGAACTCTTTAGCCGCTTTGTCGAACAGGGTTTTGTCCCCCGCCCTCTCTGGTTGCTTCTCTTCCCCTTCGGGCGCATCGGCTTTCTGCGATTTACGGTTGGCGTTGTACTCGGCCTCTCTGGCGTGTGCCATCCAGTTGTATTCACCCGTTTCTGCGTTGTAGAACTTATCCCTTCCGTCTTCTGGCATGGGCGGGACTCCTGAGCCCTCTTCGGTCTGGCTGGTCTGCTCGGCCTCCGGCTCTTCGGGGCTCCCTGCCTCTGCCGGAGCTTTCGGTATATAGATGTCCTGCTCCGCTCTCTCAAGAGCGGCCTTCTCTTTAGCGTCCTGTTCTGCTGGTGTAAACTCCATTCAATCATCCTCCTGTAAACTGTTGTGTCATCGCTTGCCCGAGGGCCTGCCCCCCTGACTGAGCGGCTGACGTGTTTGCCTGCTCTATCGCTCTCGCCTCGGCGGCTCTTCGCTCCTGCTCCTCTATCTCTTCTCTGGTCATGATAACATCGTCAATATCCAGAGACAAGGCGCTGGCCGCTTTTCGCATCATACCCTCCCACCGTAGCACGCCAAGGACTTCCGGCGGCATACCCTGAAGGAATGAGAGGAACTGCTGGATACGGACTAGGTCGGCTTCTCTGCCGAGGGCCTCTAGGCCGGTAAGGATCTCAAAGTCTACCAGCCCCTCGGGGAAGTCAGGCAGTGCTCTCTGTTGCTTCAACTGCGATACCAGCCTTCGCAATAGCGGGCCTTGCATTTCCCCGGCGAGGTGGGTGAAGACTCCACCTAAAGTCCCTTCAAGCTCCTGCGCCATCACCCGAATTTCGGTTGCAGTTACGCGCTCCCCGTCTCGTTGCAAAGAAGTGTTCAGGAGGAACGCTTGGCCGACCGCCTGCCGAAGCTGTAGCGCGGATTGTCCCGCCACTGACATATCGGAAAACTTCTCCACTTTCAAGAAAGAGACATCCTCTTCGACGCCTTGGATGAATTCAAGGTTCTCTGCTTTGGCTATGTCTTCGATCTTCGTTACCCCCGCAGGGTTCACCAGCCCGAGCAACATAGCGGAGGCGGCGGCGACTTGCTCGATGCTCTCGGAGAGGCTGTCTAGCGCGGCCAGATCGCCGAGTAGCTCCTCGACATGCCCTCGCCCGTAGTCCTCGCCGGGAAGAGAGTTCCAGCGGAGAGGGATGTACGGGTGGTTGCCCGCTTTGTACTCCCCTTTTGACACTACGGTGTCTTTTACCTCTTGGGTGAACTGCCATCGCTCCCCGTCGAACCTTGAGCTTGTGTACAGGTCTACGGATGACGGGTCGCTTTCTCTTGCGTAATTGCTGGAGGAAGGGCTGTCGTCAGGTTTCTCCACCCTAGCCTTAAGCTCGTCGCTGAGCCGTTCCCATGCCAGCGATTCGTGGGTTATGATCTCTTGGACTTGGCCCGACATGTCACGGGCCACAGCGTACTGCCGTAGGTTCATGATCTGAAGTGTGTTGTCCTCCCTCAATATCATCAGCGCGTTCCCTGTCACGACCAGCAACCTCGCGGCGAGGAAGATCTGTCGGCGTATATTCGCGGAGTCAATCGCTTTCATTGTCGCCTGTTCGGCGTCTACTAGCGCGGCTTCTACCTCGCTCTCGACTTCTGGCCCCGCTTCCTGCAACCGCATATACTCGGCGGGCTTCGGCCTAAACCGGAAGAACGGCCTGTTCGGCGGGAGCAATGCCATCATCAGACGCGCGGAGAGGTTCGCGACACCCCTAGCGCCGAGAGACTGGTTCGGGCGGTGTAGGTTCTCTCCATCGCCAAGCCCGTGCTCCGGGAACACAGACGGGATCGTCAGCTTGGCGCAATCCTCGGCGGTGTTTATGAACGCTTGCCTAGCGGACTTTAGGCTTTCGTATCGTTGTTTTATCATGTCTTGGGTATCTGAAGTCCGGTTCCTAGTTGTGAGGTAGACCGTCCCTCCCTCAATATCCTAAGAGAAGAGCGGGCCTGTTCCCGGTCTGCACCCACACGGCTTCTAGCCTGAGCCTCCGCTCTATCGGCGGCAGAGCTCCTCGACTTTTGCCTCGGCACTGGCGACGCTTTGGGGATCGAAACGTTTTGGGGTTGAAACAAGCACATGGCGCACAAACAAAGTTTTAGGGTTGTCGTCTGGTATTATGACCTCGCATTCCGTGAATCCAAGTTTTTTTACAATGTTTATGCCGATGTGCTCCGGCGTAGTGTCGATAAACACATACACAGCGTCATCCATCCCCTCTGTCACTGCGCGTAAAACCTTCATCCCTTTCCGCGCTAGACGCATAACGTCTTTTGCGGTTGCGCTTTTCGCCGCCAGCATCCACGCACGCCAGACGGTGGGGTAGTCCTGCTCGACGGAGAACCCGCCTATCGCCTCAACCGCTCCTCCCCGCCCTCTCGACCATCCGGTTACGGCGTACCCGGAGCATACGTCTTTTATCCAGCCATGCAGGCATTTAGGGGAGGAATCGCCGATCATATGCTCGGCCTCCTCTATATCCGCCGTCGATACTCTGAGTAAAAAATCGCCTAGTTCTCTGTCATTCAGCATTTTCCAGTCCCTCCAAATACCGTTCAAGGCTCTCGGCCAGCGCTTTTTTACCAGCACGAAACATGATGCTCGCGTGGCTATCCGACTCCTTTATCTGCAATCGGTTTGCAGGGTCTAAGAAGTCGGCTCGTATCTGAGCCGTCGATACGAAGCGGTCTTTGTATGGTGTGCTCATGAGAAAAAATACCTACTGTTAATAGTGTCTGAAACGTCTAGGGGGTCAAACGGGGTTATAGTGCCGGGAGACACCTGCTCCGCCCAGCTTTGTAGGGGGTCGGTCTTGACGATAGCAACAAACCTATCCCTCACAAGGCCGTGAAGACTTTCGGTGTCCTTGGGGCGACACAAGAAACAGTCGTGTATGCCCCCTAAAGGGCCGTCGAACTCCGTGACGACAGCGGCAACATGCGAGGCATCGAGGGAGTGGATGAAATTCGGCACAATACTGCGAACCTGCCGCACCTTGTCTATCTTCTTCCCGTAATTCCTTCGTGAGCGGGACCCCGCCACGGTATTCAGGCGTGCCGCCCGGAACTTGGCGTAGGTGTGATCGACACGCCACCCCATAGGCGACGTCCACTCTAAGGTTTGATCGTGCTCGGCGAGGCCTTTCGCCACCCCCCTCATCCACCCCATGAGTAGCATGGGCTTTGACAGGATCTCATCAAGGAGTTCTGTGATTCGCCTAGCCAGCCAGAACCCAACCTTCGCTTTCGAAACTTCTAGGGGTACGGCATCGAGATACCCACCTGACACCATCTGCCGGAATATTCCGTATTCGGTAGCGCCATAGCAAGAGGTCATTGTCGGCGACTTCATGAATTTACGCAACGTCCGATCCGCCGCCACCTCATCAGCGGTAATGCTCTCCGTCGCCGATAGCCCTAGCGGCGCGAGGATGTACTTCGCCATCTCCTTATCGACAGGATTGTTGCCCATGCGGTCGTCGATCAGGTCTTGCAGGACAACAGCCCCGGCCAAGGCATACAGGTCTTTAGGTCCGTCAGGGGACGGAAGCACGTTTGTACTGACGGCGAGGGGCTCGCTACCGGATAGCACGCTGAGCCACTGTATCGCGTTGTTGCTACCGTCGATCTCGACAGAGGCGTTGGACTCGTAGTTGGGGTTGCCGTCAGCGGCGGCGAGTTCCCGGACAGCGGCAAGAAAAGTGAAGGGGTCAGAGGCCTGTTGCCAAAACTCCTCCTTCATAGGGTTCTCTATCGACCGCTCTATGTCCGCCCAGTTCTCCGAGATAAAGCGCTCTCTATCCGCTATCGAAGAGCTGGATAGCCCGTATGCGTTGGCGGCGTGATGCGCTAGGGCATCGACGCCTTCTTCCGTTACCTTGCACGACTCTGCAAATTGGAGGCACCCCCGCGCCACATCACAACCTTGCACATGGAAGTCGGAAGACATCGGATAGAACCGGCCTCTCCAGTCGATCATCCACGGAAAGTATATCGCATCTCTGCCGAGAACCTCACGACCGACCGACATGATCCTAGATAGGGTGGCGCGGAGTTTCCGCCGAATCCTGTTTTCCACATTCACCTCCCTGCGGTACTCCGCCATCGAGGCGCGTTCCTCTTCGTTCAGGTCGTCTGGCGTAGGCATTGCAGGGACTTCCGCTGTATCCGCACCCGGCAAGAATCCATATTCGGACATGAACTTCTGTGCTACCCCGAATACCTCCCGGTTTACCGTCCACGGAACCTGTTGCAGTTTGTTGAGGGTGTCAGCGACTTTAGGGGGTAGCGGTCCTGTGTTGTCGTAATGCCCTTTTGCGTGCTCCCGTGTTACTACGCTACGGCGATACAGCAGATACCCCCCGTCACTCTCATTTGTCCACGACAAAGGCGGGACGAGCATCGGCGGGAGAGAGGCAGAAGCCAGAGCGTCTTCGACACCTGTCGCCGAGAGGAACTTTTCGACCTCATCTGATAGGCGAAGGCGACGACGGGTCTTGCCGGACACCGCCATCCTAAAGCTGACGACTGCTCCAGTCTCCTCAATAAGTCGGCCGACAAGGTACTTGCCCAGCTTCAAGCAGAGCCCGTCCCCGAACGGGTCGTCCAACACTTCCTGCACCCCCGACAGAGCCATGACCTCCCTGACGTACTCTCGGCCACGCTCTTTATACTTCGCCAGCTTCCCGGTAAACGGCTTATGAAGCCCTAGCGCCTTTATCCTCCGCATTCTCATATCGTCACGGACGGTTCGACCTAGTACGACACATACTGGGGTATAGGGTGCGCTGTCTCCTTCATGCGAAGCCAGATAGTCAAGCACTACTTTAGCCGTGATGAAGGACATCCGCTCCGGGCAGGACTCCTCGAATATCCATTTAAGCTCTTGGTTGCGCCCTCGAAGCTCTTGAGCCTCGAACGCCTTCACCAAAGGCTCGAACACCAGCTCGACCAGCCCCCGGAGGGGCGACGAGTATTTTCCGGTGTGGCTCCCGGAGCTCACATAAAAGCGGGCGTTATCGAAGATCGCCTGCTCACGCTCTAGCTGGCAGGTAAATGGGTCTTTCGCTTCGTGTTTCATGGGTGTCGCCCTTGGCTATGCCACTATCTCAAGGAGGAGCTAGAGGCTTCTTGTGATACGCTATCGTAGTCTTTCGGCTTCTTGGCGTACCCTGACACCGTGATGCCGTCCTCCTCTCTCGCAGAAGGAGCCCACCCGTGCCTCGTCAGGATGCTTACGAGCCTACGGTGCTCCCGCTTCGAGACGGCGTTGATCGGAGTAGAGAGCGCTACCGCGAATATCTCTTCCGCCGTCACAAATCCTTCGGAGTCTTGGGCGAGTCGTTTTTGCAACATCGCCGACACCGAATTATCCCACACATCTACATCTTGCCGCAGAGATTGCGCCTCTTCTGCCGACGAAACCTCTTCGTCTCCGTCCATATACCACCGCTCACCAGCCTTATACCTGGCGACGGCCTCCGCCCATAACTGTACCCGGTTCTCTACGACCCAGTCAAAATCGATTTTCTTCCTTAGCTTGACGGGCCAGAACCTCCGTGAACCCGTAGGGTCGTTTAGGTACTCGTCACGGTTCGTCGTAGCGAAATAGGCTGTCTGCCTTGGGTATAGCCTGACTGACCTACCGTAAGGAGGACGGATCTTATCTGACTGCGCGGAGAAGAACTGCTTCAGCTTCTCTTGCGACGACCTGCCGTATGCGGTCAACTCGTCGAACGCCACCAGCCAAGAGCCTGACATCTGCAACACCGCATCTTTAGAGTCTATATCGCCGATCGACTCTTGGAACCACTGGTCCTCCATCGCTAGGGCGCGAATCGTTGTGGTCTTGCGGGTGCCCTGCGAGCCTTCAAGCACTAGGACGGTATCGAGTTTGCACCCCGGCTCATAGACCCTAGCGACCGCGCCTATCATGGTCTTCGCCGAAGCGTTTCTGACATACGAGCAGTCTTCCGCGCCTCCTGTACTCACTAGCCAACGGTCTAGCCGAGGCTCCCCGTCCCAGTTAAGGCTGTTCAGGAAATCCCGTATCGGGTGCCATGAATGGTCGAGGGCTACGGTATGGACCGTGTCATCCACCAACGTCTTAGGGAATTCGCCGTAATTCATCGCCAGCCATTCACACAACTTTAGTGTGTCGAGGTCGTCCCACCTCTTCCCGTATTTTGGGATAGGCTGTTCCGCCATCCAAGGGAGAGGGCGCATGATATGAGTGGTCTGAGTCAACTCGCAAAACGCTAGGCGGTTGTGGAGGCCCTTGTGCATTCGGATAATGGTCAGGCAGTTGTATAGCGAAGCCTTGACTGCGCCGTGCTTGTTCAGTTGTAGCTGGTCCTCCCAATAGCAGAGCGCTTCTTTTTGCGCCTTACTCTCCTCCTCTGACAAAGCGGCTTCCATCGACACAGGCTTCACCGCATCGGAGTACAGTACATCTGGCATCAAGCCGCCTGATGATATATACGCGGAGCCAGTGCCCAGCTTTTCCTTCGCGGTCGAAATCCAGTTCGCCACTTCATTCGGTTGCGGCTCCCGACCTTGCGACACCATCCACTCCTCCCCACGAAAGGTGATCTCCGCGTCTGACATCCCAGCGGCTACGGCGTCTACTGTCCATAGGCCGAGCGAGTTGTGCCTGCCTCCTGCGCCGTCCATTTCCTGCAATCGCCGGACGAGCAATTCCCTATCGCCGTCTGTTAGCTCCCGCCCTCCCGCGAGCGGAGAGTCCAGGCAAACGGGCGTCGAGTCCTCCGGGAACCAGCCCTCCGGCGGGAGCTCCCTACGCATCGTAACGTCGAGAAGCATCTCGACGAAATCGCGTTTGCAGTTGTACGCTTTGCCAGTGAACGGGTGAATAGAAGGAGGGACAATGACATATCGGTTCTTGGCGAGAAGGTCTACGCCCCGAGCAAAACCGAGCTTAGATTTTACCCCCTCTGGATGCGAGAAATAGAAGTGCTGTCCTCCCGATCCTGACCACACCCTGTTGCTTTTGTACGGCTCAAGGACCCATTCGTTCTCATCGTACCATTCGTTCCCTCCGTTTTTCGGGTCGATGTCTACAACACAAATCCCGTTGTCCTCTGAGCAGAGCATCCCGATATTCGCATCCGGCCATCGACCCCACCACTCCTCAACTTTACTTCGGTCGCTACTCGCCGCTCCTTGGGTGAACCCGCATATATAAGGCTTTTTAGAGAACTTCGATCGAACAGGGAAGATCTTAAACCCGGCCTCTGTTATCCTGAACGCCTCATCTAAAATGGTCTTGTTGCTCATACTATTACTCCTGCTCGTCGGAGCCACTTATATTAACCCCATGCACCCAAAGTTCCAGAGAGTGTTTTTTATCGACCCCGGCCCCGACGAGAGCGGATGGGTGATATTGGAGGGTAAGAGAGTGATAGACTCCGGCGTAGACAGTACGCTGGGGGTCATGAACGCGGCCTCGGAGGCCGCAAAAGTGTGTCCTAATGTTACCTTTGGTATAGAGCTCGTCACCAGCTACGGTATGGCCGTCGGCAAGACGATCTTCGACACCTGCATAGTCACGGGCGAATTCAAGAACTACATCAGTATGTTCCTTTTTTCGGAAGCTCGCCTCATAACGAGAAAGCAAATAACGGGATTTCTGTTGAAGGGACGAAAAGTAAAACCTAACGATTCCAACGTAAGAACGGCTCTCATCGAGTACTACGGTGAACCGGGGACTAAATCCAAGCCGGGGAATACATACGGCGTTAAAACGCACGCTTGGGCGGCTCTTGCCGGGGCGCATTTCCTTACAGCGCGGGACGCCGACGAGGACCGACCGAAGAAGCCCTCGAACAGTCGAATTAACGTCAGCGGACTTCACTAGCCTATTGCTCACTTCTTCCATCTTGAGCCCACCCACACTTTAAACTTTAGCGGAATCCCTTTCGTCCATTCCAGTTCTTGCCCCATGGCTTTACTGAACAGCGCCTTTGCCGTCTCTAATTGATCGGCGGGCGCCTCTACCACGACTTCATCATGGATGTGCAGAACTACATCAAGGCCGAATTCTCGGAGAGACAGCATGCATTCGGCTAATAGATCTCGGCTGATCGCCTGAACGATGTTCTCGACCAGCTTCCCTCCATAGGTAGACAGCTCCCTCCACCGTGCCTCCCCCGGCTTTGGCTGTTTCTCTCCCCAATACACAAGAGTCGGGCGCATCCCGTACGGACTGTCCCGTAGCTCAATAGAAGGCTTGTAGTACGATATGTAACGACCGGAAGGCAAATGGCATCTGAGATAGGGGTAGCCTTTGTGCTCGACATACTCCCATGAGACGACATCAGACTGCTTGACCGTCGTCTTGTTTGACACTGCGGACTTCGCGCACTTCTCGCAACGTTTCCAGAAATCCTCCACAGGGTAGTTCATCGAGCGGTACATATCGACGGCCCTATCTGCGACACCCCTCGACACGGGGGTGCCCCAGTCCTGACAAGTGTCATAGAACCTCGCCTTCCCCATGCCGTATCCGCATCCGAGGATGATAGTTTTCCCGAAGTCTCTCTGGTCTGAGGTAATCTCTGCCTCCGGGAGATTAAGCGTCGCGGCGGCTTGCACGATATAAGGGTCTTTACCCTCCCTGAATAGTCTTAGCCCCTCGGTATGCCCCGAAGCCCAGAACAATACCCGAGGCTCTATAGCGTTCCAGTCAGCCCCGATAAGGATCTTACCTTCAGGAGCTTTTACCAGCGACCGAATCATTGTAGAGCACAATTTGATGGGGTCTCCGTACATCGCGTTGATGAACCCTACATCTTTAGTGCCCAAGACTTCGAATATAGGTTCCGGGTTGTCTATTTTGGTCTTAGGGAAATTGTGGGGCTGGACTTTACGCCCTGCCCATCGCCCGGTACTAGCACGGTGGTAATTAAACATCCCGCGAAGTCTAGCGTCTCCCCCCGCACAACGTAGCATCGTAACCAGTTTAGAGGTAGAGGTCTTCGATATATACAGACGGCACTCCAGCAACTCTCTTAGCCCTGTCGGCAAGTCTGGATCTCCCAGCTTTGCTTCTACGTCATTCGCGTCAAAAGAGTCCATCTGATGCCCGAATCTGGCGGCTATCTCTGCCAATTGTTTTGGCGAACGTAACGTGGATAGGTTCATACCGCCCCCACAACTACGAGTAGCGTCCACACTGCGCAGACAACCGCGACCCCAGCGGCAAAGCCACGGTCAAACGCGGCGGTCTCTCCGTCATGTCGCGGTTGTCTACTCGCTCTTCTGATTGCGGCCTCAATGGCTTCTGTCCTCGCTTTTGTATTCAAGCTTCTCCTACCTCATACTGCATATGAAAGAACCGCATCCCGTGGGACAACTCTCGGACCTCTCGCCCGACGATCTCGTCTGCGAGGGCGACCAGCTCTTCGGTAACTTGGTCTAGTGAGGGCTCCCAGCAGTCTCCGATAACCTCTCGGTTCAGCGTGTTAGCCAGCGCGTCCTCTACAGAATCTCTCGCACGATCGAACGGTCCTGTACTGTCAAAATGTATGTCCAGGGTATGCAAAACGAGCGTTATCGGACCGCCTTGAGAGTCAAGGCGAATCGTGTATTTAGTGCCTTCCTCTGGTCGGCCGTTATCTATAGATAGCGAGTTAAACCGAACGGTCGCAACAAACGCGTCTAAACTGCATTCCAGCCATTCTAGGTTCTCCCTGACCTCTTCTTCTGTGATTAATCCCATTATCCTACCCTCCGTTAATGTTAAATGTCTAGCGCCTCTGCGGCGTCTTTTATAGCGGACTTTACCACCGCTTCCATGACGCGACAACCTTCTATATCGACGGGGATGCCCCTCCGATTGACCCTCACTGTGTCGCGCCACACTTCCAGCTCGTTACCGGAGAGCGGAGGTAGCGCGTCAGACAGCGCCCTCTCCGCTCTCACGTCCTGCACGCAATACCTCACCAAAGCGTCCATCAGCTCCGGTGTCCATATAAACTCGCCTTTTCTCCCCGGCTTGCACATCCTCATCATGACTTTATGCCCTTGAGTGTCCTTACCCTCGATACCCAGTGCGGCGCACGCTTTGTCGAGCGCTTGAGGTAACGCAACATGAGAGCATAGCGACATACTGCAACGCCATTTCTCTAAAGGTACTTCCTGAAATGCGTGGTCTGCAACCGCGCGATCCCACATGTCTATCTCAAATTCTGCGTTGTATGCCTCCACCTCGTCCGCTGACCGAATGAGCTCGTTTAGCTGGGCGACCGAGACGAAATCGGGAGAGGAGTATAGCCACTCCGTCATGAACTTCTTCGGCGCCCAGTAAACGGGCCTCCCGTCTTCGCCTAGCAAGGCGATACACATCACCTCGGTAGAGGGGTGATGTGCATACAACCTGCTAGTGACTCGGGGTAGGCTGAGTCGGCTACGCGTCTCAAAATCGACGGTGATCCTCATTTCAGGAAGTCCATGTCGTCGCCGCCCTGCGGGTACTCGGGCGGCTTCGCGCCCTCTTCAGCGTATAGACCATACGCTAGCTGAGGGTCTGTCTGCGTCGCCGCTGACCCGAAAGGCTCCCCGTCACGAAGCTTCATGACAGAGCGTAGTCCTATCGAGACCCCTGCCGGGTTAGGCCCGTCCCTGTCGTACGCGAACGCATCAACTTCTGCCGCGACATAGCATCCTGCCGGGATCTGCTCTTCGCTCGTTAGCAACGAGTAATCCCGCGCGTAGACCGCTGGGCGCCTAGTGGTCGTAACGGTGATGAAAATCTGACCTTCGCGGTAGCCCTCGATATGAGCCTTCGAGGCTCCGTCCTTGAAAGGCAAGCGGAGGTTAGGCGGTGTGTTGTCGCCCCATTTGGCCCGAATGGTTTCGGTCACGAGCGTTTTCAACGCGCTTAGGTCCGTCCCCGGCTCAAAAATCAGATTGCATTTGAACTTAGGCTTGCCTGTGTAGCCCTTCCCCGGAGGTTGTGGCTCGAATAGGTACGGGAACGAGAGGCGTGCTTCTGGTGTTACATTCATGTCTTACTCCTTTTCAGTTTCTGTTGTAGGTTCTGTTAAAGTGTTTTCTAGAGGCACTTCGATTGTGCTTATGCGGCGACCGTCCTCCAGTTGCAGTCGCCTGTATCGGCCTTTGACGGCGCCGACCAACCGGGTTTCGATCACTTTAGCCGAAGATAAATCTCGGGCTTGTAGCGGTACGCTATCGACCATCGGTATCAAGCGGGTATAGTATGTTGTCCAATTCATGACTCCTCACCTTTGTCGCCGATCCTGACCTCTGGCCGAGGACCGACAACCCTAAAAGTTTTTGCTCGCTTCGACTCTTTCTGCATATCCCTCAACGAGTGATATAGCTCAGGGGCCGCTTTCTCCAGGTCTGCCGGAGATAGCGGCGTCCGTTTTGTGTACTGCTCGGGCAGTATATCGCTGACCGCATCCGCATCAGCCCATGTGCGACGAGGGGCACGCCCTTCGCACGCCTCCAGCCCTTCGATATGCTCGCCGGAATGTGCTCGCGCGACAGCGTGCTTGTTAAACTCCTTCAGCCACTTTCCCACCGTCTCAGCGAAGGGGCAGAATGCCACGACCTGTTCATCCGTCAGTGTTGACGGGTGCCGGAGCTCTACGGTTTGCTCGCCAGAGCGGCTGATGCTAGAGTCCAGCGGTATGGTCAGCTCCTCAACATGAGCAGCCTCCCTCCTCGTTCCATCGTCGAAGAACCCCATCAGAACGGCACCTGCGATACCATATCATGGAGGAGGCTTTCGGCCTCGCCGATGACCTCCCACAACTGCTCGTCTGTCGCCGCAGATACCTGTGTAATCCCACGCGACGAGAGTATTGCATGTGCTTTTGCGCCGGAGCCGGACTCCTTGGCGTATGACGCGAGGGCGCTTCGGGCTCTGGTCAATAGCTCGTCACGGCTAGTATTCCGGCCAGCAGTTGTATCAGCCTGTGCCTGTTGAGGCGGCGCTTGCTGAGGTGGCGCTTGCTGAGGTGGCTTGCTGAGGTGGCGCTTGCTGAGGTGGCGCTTGCTGAGGTGGCGCTTGCTGAGGTGGCGCTTGCTGAGGTGGCGCTTGCGCCAGTGCTTTCGCGATTTGTTCGAGTGCCGTCGCGATACGGCTAATATCAGATTCTAATGGCATGATGCCCTCCTAAATAAACCTAAAAAATGCGCGTTACTGTCGCGCCCCAGCTGTTCCGTGTCCCCAAAGCGCACCCGCGCCCCAAGACTTTTTCGCGAGCGAACGAGCAATGAGAGCGTCCACACTGCCCTCAGTCACTAAGTGGGTAACTCGAACTATAGATCTCTGCCCGAATCGGTGACAGCGGTCCTCGGCCTGTTCGTTTTGCGCAGGCACCCAACTAGACTGTACAAAAATCACTCTGCTCGCGCTCCCATGCAGGTTATACCCCGTTCCTCCTGCAACTATATTCATCACTATAACTCTGCAATCCGGGCTCCTTACTCCTTAAAAAAGCCTCTACATTTTCTTGTCTGCGGTGCTGTGGAGTTTTACCTGTTACTGCGCGAGCACCGTAATGCTTTAACCTTCTCGTCAGTTCGTCGATGACGTCTTGGCTCCACGCAAACACGACCGCTTTTTCCTCCTGCAACACACCCTCTATATAGTGTGCTGAGTATGGGACTCTCGCCATCCCGACCTCACGCCGCAACGTCTCCATGTGCGTGTCCTCCTCCGAAGACCGAAAGCCTCTAGAAGCGAGGGTGCTCTCGTACACCTTCCTCTCCTCTATGACCGCCTTGCCTCCGCACGGCGGGAGCACAACGACATCATGCTGTTTCGGCGGGAGCTCGGTCAAAACCTCCGATTTTGTCCGACGCAACAATAACCCGGAAATCTCTCGGCGGAATTCTTGCATATTCGACGATCCAGAGTCGTCCACCCTGCCATAGCGGTCGAGGTGAGCCGCGCAGTACCTGTTAGTAAATTGGCGGTACGACATTTTCGCAAACACTGGCGATACCGCGACGAGCTGAGTGTACAGTTCGCGCGGCTGGTTGTTCGGGGCGGGAGTCCCGGACATAAGCAGTCGCCTGCGTGACAGCGAGAGCACCCCCGGAACTGCTGGCCGCCCCGACGCTTTACTGCCTAGCAACGCTTTTGTTCGTCCTGCGTCCCTCGACTTCATGTAATGCGACTCGTCAACGACTATACCGCTAAACCTCCCAGACGCTAGAAGTTTTTCGCACATACCGCTCGCTGTCACAAGGTCGTAGTTCAAGACCGTCCAGTTCACCCCATTAGGCACATCCGCGCCTCTACCGCTCAAGACCTCCACTGTGTCGCCCGGGGCGAATGTGCATAGCTCGTTCGCCCAGTTAACTTTTAAGTGCGCTGGGCATATAACAAGAAACCTGGCGTCTCTGCTCATTACTGCGGACCTGAACCCGTAAATCGCCTGAACGGTTTTGCCAAGGCCCATCTCATCTGCGAGTAGCATTAGCCGCTGTGCCGCGATACGCTCCGCGCCAATGCGCTGGTACGGGTATAGCTCTATCGTAGACATGTCTGCTTGAACGGCTGACGGTTGAGGTAGGCGGCGCATAGCGTGCAGAGAGAGAACTGCTTCTCTGCATGACGTACCAATTCACGGCCACATGACGAGCAGACATTCGTTGCCGTTGCCTCTGTCTTTGTCTTCGTGCTCATTTCTCTCCCCCTTTCAAAAATTTTGCGTATTCCTCGGGCGTGTATACGCCCTCTGGAAGCGATAAAATAACATCTTTATAAAGCCTCCAGAATTTTACGGCTTCTCTGTGCATATCCTTTAACGTGTGTTCGTCGACGGCCTCCCAGAATTTTCGAGAGAGTTTCTGACACCCAATTTGTATAGAGTCGGTGGAGACCGAGACACGCCATTCTATAGCAGGCCCGTCCTCGCGATGGCGTTTTCCGTCACGGTACCATTCCCGCGAGCCGTTAGCCCGAATATGGGCCGGACCGTCCGCCCGGTGCAATTTTCCGTCATAGTACCACTCCTCCGAGCCGTTAGCCCAGACGAGTGCGGGTCCGTCCTCACGGTGGGGCTTTCCATTGACCCACCAGAACAACGAGCCATTCGCCTGAATGGCGGGGCCGTCTTCACGGTGCCGTTTTCCGCTAACCCACCACTCTTCCGATCCGTCTGCCCGAATAACTGCGGGTCCGTCCGTCCGGTGCAGTTTTCCGTTACGGTACCAGAACAGTGAACCGTCCGCCCTGACGATGGCGGGGCCGTCCGCCCGGTGCAGCTTTCCTTCGATATACCACTCCCGCGAGCCGTCCGCCCGAATAAGAGCCGGACCGTCAGTCCGGTGTAACTCCTCCTCAC